GAAAGATTAAATCCTTTTCATCTTTTTGATGCGAAAGAATCCATTGTATTCTGGATGCTCGACCATGAAGAGCCGAGCGTAGAATGCGATGTAGTCGTTGGATATATTGAAGTCAGTGCCAGTTGTTTCGATAGATGTTTCCCATCGAATACGATTTACAATCAACCAAGCGGATAGATTTCGATGACCGCGCTCGATCGCACGGAAAGTAAATTTCTTGAACAGCTGGTACACATGTGGGTTTTGCTTATGCCATTCCCACCACTGTTGTTTCAAAGTGAGTTTCATAACGTCCTCCTGTGTACAATTATACACATACTATGGGTAGTTACAAGCATTGAATTTGATTATTGAGTCAGCGCAGGGATAATAATTTCAGTCCATAGCAAGACCGTGCATCCCAGTCCTACGATTACAAATGTCTCTACGATCCTGATAAACATGGAAATCTCCTGTGAGTAAGGACGGGGAGGGTGTTAACCCCTCCCCTTAATACCTACTTCTTTTGTGGTAAGCTGTAGTCTTTGCCTGAAAGCATTTTATATACACGCTCACACGCTTCTACTTCTAGCTTGTAACTCTCAATCTCTGCCAGCATCGAGTCGAGCATCATTTGTGCTTTCTCATGCTGGAGTACTGCTACACCTATAGCTGCTTGTTCCGAAAGAACCTCTGTTGCTGCTTGTTGGTCAGCTACTAGCTTGGTCTTGTACTGAAGCGCGTTGTGAGCAGTAAAACAATTTCCTTTAGCTATATTCGTTTGTACATAAACGTTATTATGAAACTGGATTGCTGCTAATTTAGCTTCGACCAAAGAGTCTGCGAGCGTTTGTACTTTTTGTGTTTTAGACATGGTTATGTTCCTCTAAGTTGTGTAGATTGAGACTATCCCAACCTTACAAGCGCAAAGAATTCATGGCCCAGATGAGCCGTAGGCCACTGGCGAAGCCGTGCCCGTCAAGTGCATCCACGAACGTTTGGTGGTTTCTCTTAGCGCGCCTTGCGCGTGAGCGCATGGCATGGGGCGCGCTTAGAGAAAGCCCAAAGACGGGATGTACTTGATGGGTCGTGTGGGTTATGAAACTTTAGCGCATTGTTAGGTAGGGGTAGTCTTAGTCTACTTACAACTTAGAAGAGGGACATAACAATGGATAAAGCGCGAAAAGTGCAAACCTGCGAGTGGGTGCTTTGGGCGAAGATAAGTTAGCGGCCATCTCAATGTCTTCTATAATATCTTTATGTATGAATGTATGTAGATATGGGAATTTACTGCTCATAACGTGCTTCTGTGCAAGAGTGAGTTAGTGGCTGACTGGCAAGTGGTAACATATGTTTTATGTATCAAGCTGATATAGGTGTGGTGGTACTCAAGTATGTGAACCACAAAGGATGCCTTACTCGTTGCTGATTTAGATAGAGAAATATAAGATTGAGGTAGCAGCTGATAAAGTATTTATGTGGTTTAGGTAACATGATACCGCATAGGGGGTTTACAAGGGTTGACAAACCCTCTTAAACTCCGCAGGACAAGCAGTTTGCTTGTTTGAGGACTACGTTTTCGGAGAGAGATATGAGTAGGGATTTGAAAAAGAATGAGCATGGTTTAACGTCTAAGCAAACTGCGCTGGTTGAGCACCTCGTAGCAAATGGCGGAACCATAAAGGAAGCCGCAGAAGTTGCAGGGTACAGTGTGGGAGAATCAGGAAGAGTAAGTGCAAGCAAGGCTTTAGCCCTACCGCATGTTCAAGCCTATATGATGCAGAGGATAAGGGATGAATTGGGAGTCAAAGCTACCAGCGCTTTACACAGGGTAATGCACCTCTCATCGTCAGCTAAGAGCGAGTATGTTCAGCTTGAAGCAAGTAAAGACTTGCTCGATCGCGCAGGGCTTAAAGCCCCAGATAAACATATGCACTTACATGCCGGAGATATCAAAGTAGAGATAGACTTAGGTTGACCAAACGTGGCGTGTTTCTATTTCCCTGCTCTTACTCTGAATGGGGGGTGGGGGGAAAAACGGGCTACGCTCCCATCGCCGAGGACCCATACAAACATTATAGTCAAAAAAGGCTCGTTGACTAAAACCCCATTACTTTGGTATTGTTTGGAAAATATTTTTTTCTTTTAAAGGTTCGATATGGTTAATCTACTCCCCGAGAACGCATACCAATATGCTAGGTTCCTAGTTGGGAATAAGATAACAAACATGTTCGGTGTTTCCGTTGATGGGTTTAGTGTTAGGACAGAAAGATTTTCAGAAGATCAGTTAGGTGTTCTTCGCTCTGCTGTTGAGAACGCAAGGGCTGATGGCCGCTCTTATGTTGAGTATAGAGACTATCCGGCTATGAAGGATGGTACGCGCCCAGAAAATTTTTACAGTGGTAAAAGGCAAGAGCAAAGCGACTTAGACTTATACGTCAAGTCTGCAACAGACCCAGTGTTTGAAATGTTTACCCTTGTTGGTGGCTTTACATTCAAGGATAATGAGGACGGTGGGTTTGCTATTGATGACCACTACGGGTTTGATAAAAGCAAAAGCATTGAGAGCAAACGCGCCAATCCAATGGATGCCTATGCTGAAAGAGTTTACGAAGCTCAAGATGTAAACCAAACATATAATTTTAGTATCAAAGGTAATATTCCACCTGCAGGCAAGTCCTTTGAAGGCTATGACTATGCTTCCAATGTCTTCAGAGGAATATACAATACAATCTCAAATACCTTTAATTCACTTGGTGAGATTAAGACTGATGATGTTCCGCTTGAGTTTATGATAGCTGCAAGAGAGAAATTGGATAATTTCTTTTCTGCCAATCAAGATGCAAGTGTTGTTTCGTTTGATGAGTTAGGTATGCCTGATGTGGAAGAGATGCCTAGTGTAATGCAGTACTTTGCTGCCCGTCAGACTAGAGATGGTGGCTATCAGATATTCGATAAGTTTAAGGTCTTTGCTGAAGACATGGGTGGTGCGCTAGGCCCGATGCTTGATATTGATATTAAAGTGCCGCCTGCTGATAGAGTTATTGGGAACATACCAGATATTCCTGTTGATCTTGGTGTGCGTAACCCTACTCTACCAAATGCTTTGTTAAGTAACGAGCGTCTGCAACAAGCCACCACTACAATTAAAGATCGTATCTATAACAGAAATGATGATGATCTATCTTTCTCAGATGCCTTTGCTAAAAATAGAAAAACTGGTGCTGAGACATTCAAATGGCGCGGCGGCGATTATACTACCCTTTATGCAGAGGAAGTTGCTAATGGCTAAGGAACGCGACCCACGTTTAGTGCGCCTTGGTTTGAAGAGATACAATCAGGCAAAGCGTACACCTAATCACCCAACTAAGTCTCATGTTGTGGTGGCAAAAGAGGGTGACAAGATCAAGACAATTAGGTTTGGTGAGCAGGGTGCTAGTACTGCTGGCAAGCCTAAAGCTGGAGAGTCTGATCGCATGAAGAAAAAACGTGCCAGCTTTAAAGCAAGGCACAGACGCAACATTGCCAAGGGCAAGATGTCTGCGGCATACTGGGCAGATAAGGTGAAGTGGTAATGAATAAACCTAAACTTGGTAGCGGCGAGCGCTTTAAAAAACTTACAGCTAAACTCAAAAAGCAAGGTGTCAAAGACCCAGAGGCTTTGGCCGCAAGCATTGGCCGTAAAAAATATGGCAAACGAAAAATGCGCCAGCTAGCAGTTGCGGGGCGTAAGCGTGGCTAAGAAACAAGCACCTTCATCCTATGTTGCAGTCACCAAAGTAAAGCGACGCAACAAACCAAAAGGCCTTAACGTTCGTAAGAAACTCGGCCCTAAAAGCAATATGAGGATTAAAAATGGATACTGAATATTTTTTTGCTGACGGAACGCCATATAAAGGCCCTACCTGTGACCTTCCTGATGGTCGTGTCGTGTCTGGCAAAACGTATACAACGGAAAGCCGCCGAGTACATACACGCGACAGCTTGCCTGAGAATGTAGTGCCTACAGTTATTAATGCTGTTCCTTCTGCAACCAGAGCAGGTACTCGTAAAAAGAAGGTTTAGTTTAGATGGCTGTGAATGAAGCTGGCAATTACACAAAGCCAACGATGCGGCGCAGGTTGTTTAAACAAATTAAAGCCGGAACAAAGGGCGGTAAAGCTGGCCAGTGGTCTGCTCGTAAAGCACAAATGCTTGCTAAAGAATACAAGAAACGTGGCGGCGGGTACACGGATTGAGGACTAGACTATGGCACTCAAGAAATCACAAAAGAGCCTACGAAGCTGGACGCGACAGAAGTGGCGCACCAAAAGTGGTAAACCTTCTACACAAGGGCCAGAAGCAACAGGCGAGCGTTATCTGCCAGAGAAAGCAATTAAGGCTCTATCTAGTGAAGAGTACGCCAGAACAAGCCGAGCCAAACGACGCGCAATAGCTAAGGGCAAACAGTTTTCAAAGCAGCCAAAAGGTATAGCCAAAAAAGTTAGGGAGTATAGAAAATGAGTTTCCTTCATACAATCAGTGAAGAAGAGCGTCGCGTTCTTAGAAAGATCGTCAAGCAGGTTCACTTCAAACACTATCCCAAAGAGTTTTGTACAGACTATGAGGCTGACAAGATGATTGCATCTATCGGCCCTGAAGTCGTTGAAAACTTAATTCGGATTGGGAAGGATATGAAGGTTGACAACCTTTAAGTACAAAGCTGACGGAGAAGTATTAAAGTCTTTTATGAAAGACAATACTTTCTTTCGCGGCATCCGTGGGCCTGTAGGTTCCGGCAAGTCTGTGGCTTGCTGTATCGAAGTCTTTAGACGCGCTCTTGCGCAAAAGAAAAACGATGAAGGCATTCGGAAATCGCGGTGGGCAATCATCCGGAACACCAACCCACAACTTAGAACTACTACAATAAAGACTTGGCTTGACTGGTTTCCAGAAGAAGACTGGGGAAGGTTCCAATGGTCTGTTCCATATACGCATCATTTAAAGCGTGGGGATTTAGACCTTGAAGTTATTTTTTTAGCGCTAGATCGACCGGAAGATGTTAAGAAGCTGCTGTCTCTTGAGTTGACTGGTATCTGGATAAATGAAGCTAGAGAATTACCAAAGTCTATTATTGATGCTTGCACAATGCGTGTTGGCCGTTACCCATCTATGCGTGAAGGCGGGCCAAGCTGGACTGGCGTAATAGCTGATACCAACGCGCCGGAAGAAGATCACTGGTGGCCTATTATGTCTGGTGAGGTTCCTGTGCCAGACCATATCCCTGCTGAAGAAGCTAAGATGCTGGTCAAGCCTGACAACTGGATGTTCTTTACACAGCCAGCCGGAATGATTGAGAAGCGGGACAAGGATGGGAATGTAGACGATTATGCTCCAAATCCATGCGCTGAGAACCAATCCAACATGCTTGAAAGTTACTATCCCAACCTGATTAGAGGTAAAACTAAAAGCTGGATTGATGTTTATGTTATGAACAAACTTGGTGTCATCCAAGATGGGAAACCAGTTTACAATATGTTTGTTTCTGATACTCACATTGCAAAAGAAGAAATACCTGTTGCTGATGGTATGCCAGTCTATGTTGGGCTTGATTTTGGTTTGACTCCGGCTGCTGTGTTTGGTCAGAAGGTTCGGGGGCGCTGGCTGGTTCTCCAAGAGATTGTTGCCTTTGATATGGGTATTGTTAGGTTTGCTGAGTTGCTTCGGCAGGAGTTAGCTGTTAGATACGCTAACTGCGAAGTAAATATATTTGGCGATCCTTCAGGTGACTTCCGTGCACAGACTGATGAAAGTACTCCTTTCCAAGTATTGCGTGGCGCTGGCTTACGAGCAAGG